TACTAAATAAAAACTTTTATGATGATATAAGAGGTAATGCTTGTCCTGTAGATTTATTTACAAAGGACTTACGAAAAGTAAAATCTTTAATAGATCAATCTATGGAATCGTATGATAGAGATCTAACTTTAGATGAATTAAAATCTTTATTCTTTTCAAAAAATCCAACACTTACAACAGCACAAAAACATCAGTATGAATTACACTTTAATAAAATTAAAAGTGCTAATGACATAGGTGCTGATGTAGCAAAAGATATACTAAGCAATATGTTCCAACAATATGTGGGTGAACAGATAGCTAATCTAGGTTTTAAATATGTAAACAATGAATTGACTACACTAGAACCTTTACGACAGCTATTAGAAAATTACACTGATACTTTTACTCCACAAACAAGAGTTAGTTTTGTTGATAATAGTTTAGATTATTTATTAGATGCAGCTAACTTAAACAGTAAGTGGAGATTTAATATTCAATCTTTGTATCAAGCAGTGCCTGGACTTAACTCTGGTATGCTTTGTGTAATAGGTGCTAGATCTAATGTAGGTAAGTCTAGCTTTCATGCAACTTTGTGTGCAGGGCCAAATGGTTGGGCTAGTCAAGGTGCAAACATTCTTGTGTTATGTAATGAAGAACGTCCTGAAAGAATAGCTAGTCGATACATGACTGCTGCTACTGGCATGACTATGCAACAAATATCAAATGATAAAGATGCTGCTCGAAGTATATATGATAGCATCAAACAAAACATTAAGTTTGTAGATGCAACTGGTAGAACTATTTCTTGGGTAGAAGGTGTAGTAAAAAATTATAAACCTGATATTGTTATTCTGGATATAGGTTCTAAGTTTTCAGATCATAGTGCTGCTACAAATAATCATGAAGTACTAAAAGCAAATGCTATCTATGCTAGGAACTTAGGTAAAGTTTACAACTGTTTAGTTGTTTATTGTACTCAACTGTCAGCAGAAGCTGAAGGAAAGATAGTATTAAATCAAGCTATGATCGAGGGTAGTAGAACAGGGTTAGCTGGTGAATCAGACTTAATGGTATTAATTGCAAGGAATCCACCAATGAATGATCAAACAGAAGATGATGGAATGAGATATCTTAATATAGTTAAGAATAAAATAACTGGAGTACATAGAATAATTAATTGTGAATTTGATTATACAACAGGGGAGTATACATCTTAATGAATTGGCCTACGAAACCAACACTAAAATTAAAAGTAAAAAACTATATAGAGAACTCAGATGAAGATATAAGACATACAATTAAAAGTATTTCAAGTTCTTTAAATTTAAGAACTCACTCTGTAAGAAATATTTTACAGCAACTAGGGGCTGAAGGAGAAGTAAAAGTAGTTAAGAGTGGTAATAATAAAGGACAGTATTGTTATGTAAAAAATATTTTTAATGATCTAGATCCATCTATTGTTTCAAGACCATCATCAAATAAAAGGGAAAACAATGAAAGTAACAATTCTTGATGTTGAAAATACTGTTACAACTAAAGATGGTAAAAAACATTTTGATCCATTCGAGAGGACAAATGCTTTGGTTATGGTTGGTATTTTCCCATTGGATGCTGAAGATTCATCCACTTATATTTTCGACCACAGCAGTGTTACTGGAAAAGATGATATTGTTTCTAACTACTATGCCGTTCAGGGAGCTTTAGATGAAACTGATTTACTTGTTGGTCATAACATTAGTCATGATCTTATTTGGCTATGGGAGTCTGGATTTAAATATAACGGACAAGTGTACGACACCATGCTCTCTGAATATATATTACATAAAGGAATTACAAAACCTTTAAATCTTGCAGCAGTTGCTGAACACCATAGGTGTAAAACACTAAAACAAAATACATTAAAAGAGTATCTAAACAAAGGTTATTCAGTTAGAGATATACCAAGAGATGAATTACAAACATACTTAAAACATGATCTAGGTGCAACAAAAGAGATATATCAAAAGCAAAGAAAAAAACTTATTAATAGCATACTTTTACCAACTATTCAACTAACAAATGAAGTAACCTACTGTTTAACTAAAGTATATAAGAATGGTTTTAAAATAGATAAAGATAAATTAAAAGAAGTTCGTAAAGAATTTGAAGATGAAAAATTAGAACTAGAAACTTCACTACAGAAGTATGCAAAAGAACTTATGGGTGATACACCTATCAACTTAAATAGTCCAGAACAATTATCCTGGGTTTTATTTAGTCGTAAACCCCATAGTAAGTCAGCTTGGGCAAAGCTTATAGATAAGTATATGAATCCAAAGGACTTTAAAATATTAGTTAAGCAGCACTTTCAAACACTGTATAAAACTAAAGCTGAACAATGCGTTATTTGTAAAGGTAAAGGAAGTGTATACAAAATTAAAAAAGATGGAAGTAATTATAAGAAAGCAACTAAATGTGCAGCATGTAAAGGATTAGGTTATATCTTAAAAGACACAAAGTATATTGCTGGTTTAAAGTTTAATCCTACATCAGCTAGATGGGCTAGTGCTAATGGTTTTAAAACAGGTAAGGGTAATTTAGATATCTTACAAGGTTTAGCTGAAGATAAAGGTATGAAAGAAGCAACAGAGTTTTTAGGTAAGTTAAAAAGGCTATCAGCTATAACTAGTTATCTATCAAACTTTGTTGATGGTATAGAAAATTATATGAAAGAAGATTCCATGTTACATGTAAGACTAAATCAACATGTGACTGCAACAGGTAGATTCAGTGGTTCTAATCCTAATATGCAAAACATACCCAGAGGTTCTACATTCCCTGTAAAAAAAGTATTTGTATCAAGGTTTGAAAAAGGTAAGATCTTGGAAGCAGACTTTGCTCAATTAGAATTTAGAGTAGCTGCATTTTTAAGCCAAGATCCTATTGCTATTAAAGAAGTTACAGAAGGTTTTGATGTTCATAGTTATACAGCTAAAGTTATTACAGAGGCAGGGCAGCCTACCTCGAGGCAAGTAGCTAAGACACATACATTTGCCCCTTTGTATGGTGCAACAGGCTATGGTAGAACTCCTGCTGAAGCTAAGTACTATGAACATTTCTTACAAAAGTATAAAGGTATTTCTGCTTGGCATAAAAAACTAGCACATGAGGCTATTACAAAAAAGTGTATTACAACTCCAAGTGGCAGACAGTTTGATTTTTCTGAATGTATTAGAAAAAGAGATGGTACTGTATCTCATTTTACACAGATAAAAAATTATCCAGTACAGTCATTTGCAACAGCAGATATTGTACCTTTAGTATTAGTAGATTTAACTAAAAAGATTGGTAATAAAAAAAGTCTTGTGGTAAACTCAGTTCACGATAGCATCATCATAGACGTTTATTCTACAGAGGTAGATGCTATAATAAATATAGTAAAAGAAGTTGAAGGGAATCTGGTATCTTCAATAAGAACCAGATGGGGTATAGATTTTAATGTACCTTTGAAGTTAGATATTAAATTAGGTAACAGTTGGTTAGAACAGACAGAATACGAAAGGGGTTAATATGTCTACAGAAATAGTTACACTTACAGATACAGGTAATTTTAATCAGTTAGCAGCAGCTATGGGAATGGGTGCTGACATGGACACTAAGAAATCTAAAAGTAGTTTAGCAAGACTAAAGATAGATCATTTTGGTGTTGATGGAGAAAGTGAAAGTAAGGGTAAAACAAAAACAGTTAAAGTAGTAGATATAGGTGCATACTCTTTAGAATTATCAGATGGTATAAAAATATATCAAGAAAATCCAACTATCAGATTATTCCAACAAAAATTTATGTATAAAAGATATATAAAAAGTAATGGGAATGGTAATGGTGATGCCAAAGGTATGTTTGTTAAAACTATCATGGCTAATGATTTAAAATCAGATCTCATAGATAACACTGGCGGTGTTAATTGTGGGAAACCAAGTGGTTGGATCGAAGACTATCAAGCTTTACCTGAAAATCAAAAGAACTTAATCAAAAGTATTAAACGAGTTCGAGTATTATTTGGGTTAGCTACTTTTGATCATGCTGTTGATATTGAAGGTTTAGATGTTGATCCTCAAGAAAATGTTGCATTTATTTATGAGGTAGATAATCGTGAAGCATTTAAAACTTTTGGTGCTCCTATTGCACAGATGGCAAAACAGTCTAAAGTATTACCACAGCAACTTATGAAATTAAGTACAGAAGAAAGAAAGATTGCTTCAGGTAATAAATATTATGTACCAAGTATTGAGTTACTACCTGATGTTATTCAAATAAAAGATAGTGATCAATCTACATTTAAATCTTTTACAGATTGGATTGATAGTTATAATAACTGGGTTGATAACTCTTACAAAGAAGCACTAGATGTAAAGAAACAACAAGACAGTGATACATTAGTAAGTGAGTTTGTTGATATTGAAAATACAGACTAATGCTTTCCAATTCTATCGAACTAGCTGTACATAAATACTTAAACAGCATCACTAGTAAAGATGAAATATTATCTAAAAAAGTAATAAAAGAAATTATTAGTGATGTTGAAGTAGCATTAACAAAACAGTTTGTAGATAGAAAAAAACAAAAGTTTAGACTCCGTATTTCTAATATGGGAAAACCGTATTGCCAACTTTGGTTTGAAAAAAATAAACCAGAGTTGGCTTTACCTCCATCTTCTAATTTTATAATTACTATGTTGATAGGAGATATACTCGAAGCAGTTTTTAAAGGTTTGTTAAAAGCAGCAAAAGTAAAATTTAAAAATGGTGAAAAGGTTACTTTAGATTTAGGAGATGGTTGTACCATTGAAGGTACGCCTGATATTATTTTCGATGATAAATTAGATGATATAAAATCAGCTAGTCCTTGGTCTTATATGAATAAGTTTAAAGACTATGAGTCATTAGCTGAAAAAGATAGCTTTGGTTATATAGCACAACTAGCAGGTTATGCTCAAGCTACTGGAACTATACCTAATGGTTGGTGGGTCATTAATAAAGGCACTGGTCAGTTTAAACATGTAAAAGCTACAAACATAAATGTAAAAAGTATTTTAGGACATATAAAAAATTTATATAAAGAATTAGAAAAAAATAATTTTAGAAGATGTTTTGAAGATGAACCTGAAACATATAGAAAAAAACCTTCAGGTAATAGAAGGTTAAAACAAGAGTGTTCTTGGTGTTCTTTTAGACATGCTTGTTGGCCTGGACTACAAGAAAGACCTTCTTTAGTTTCTAAGGCTGAAAATCCACCAATGGTTTGCTATACAGAAGTGAGATGATGCGTGTACAATGCAAAGTCTTATGCTGCCTCTAAGAGAAAAGGCTATAGAAGTGGCCTAGAAGTAACTGTACAAAAACAGTTAAATGATGCAAATATAAATAGTGAATATGAATCAATAAAAATTGAATGGGAGGATTTGGCTTATAGAAAATACACTCCAGACTTTATATTACCTAATGGTATTATTATAGAAACAAAAGGTTTATTTACTGCTCAAGATAGAAGAAAACATATACTAATAAAAACTCAACATCCTGAGTTAGATATTAGATTTATATTTACAAATTGTAAAAAGAAATTAAACAAAAGATCTACAACAACATATGCTAAGTGGTGTGAAAAACATAAATTTTTATATGCAACAAAAATAATACCTGAAGAATGGTTAGTGATAACTAACAAAATTGTTGTACCCTCATTGATAAAATTTAAAGGAGTAAAGCATGAAAATTAAAAAAGCTAAAGAAATAGAAGGATCTGAAGGCTTACAAAAAGATGACATAGCATTATTGTTTAGACCTACATTTAAAAGCAATAGAGATTGGACAGGTAAAATAGATCTAAATGCTATATTAATGCCTACACAAAAGTTAAATAATGAAGATCAAGAAATAATTAAAGATTGTATGTATGCTTTAGTTACATGTTTTCATTTATTAAATAATGATGCAGAATTTGCTAAAAGAATAAGTGATACAATGCTCGAACTAGAAGAAGCTGGTGAATTAGAATTAGCAGATAGTAATACTACATTATCTACTTGGACAAAAACAGAAGGTAATGCATGATTGATAATGTAAATCATCCACCACATTATAATAAAGGTAAATTTGAAACTTTTGATATTATTGTAGATACTTTAGGTAAGTATGAAGCAATAGGATATTGCCAAGGCAATGTTATTAAATATGTTTTAAGAATGTGGCATAAAGATAACCCATTAGAAGATGCTAAAAAAGCTAAATGGTATTTAGAAAAACTAATTGAATTGTTAGAAAAAAATAAGAGAGAGAGTTAATAATGGTTTATGACATAATCCATATAGATCATACAAAAGATAAACTACTAAGTGCTCAAGCATTACAGTTACTCCAAGATTACTATATGCTGCCAGCAGAAGTATCTCCTCAAGAAGCTTTTGCAAGAGCAGCAATGGCTTATTGTGATGAAGATTATAATTTTGCACAAAGAATTTATGATTATGCTAGTAATCAATGGTTTATGTATTCAAGCCCAGTACTAAGTAATGCTCCAGAAAAAGGTGATAAGTTTAAAGCTT